CATAACCATCTACTGTGAATTTCATGTCTTTACCTCCTGAGTATGATTGATAGTTTTAGCATCTAATCAAGCGCACTCCGTAAAGTGCGCTTTGTTAGGTGTTAGAGCCATCTATAAACATCATCCATTGTCACGCGTTCCGCGCCCTGATAGCCATAGTTCCATATGTAAGCAGGCTCACCTTCAACCTCTGTGATGGTGAATCCTGCGGCTTCAAGTGCGCTTCTGAGATATGACAGTATGCGGCTTGTTGTGTTGCTGTATTTTCTGATGTTCAGCAGTGCCGTGTGTGCGTCTCTGTCGATCGCACAAAGTTCTGTACTGTAATTAATGAATCTGTCGTGATTCCATCCAATGTGGTTTACCGCGCCGCGTTTCATTGTGCCGTTAACATATGCGCTGATTGCTTCTCTGTTAGTCATTGTTGTTACCTCCTGACTGGCTTCATACTGTTGCAGTATGTTAGAAAAAAATAGGTTGATAGGTTAAGCCCTAAACACGCCGCGCCTGAACTGGTGCGGTCTGTTTAGAAGGCTCACGCCTTCGCTGATCTCACATTCGGTGGGTGTCCTGTGCCGAATGGCGTTAACTCTTCCATTGAAGAACACTTTACAGCGGTCAGCCGTCCGTGTGGCTGATCGGGTCAAGTGCCGCCCTGATCGTCCTATGAATAACCAGTGTCGCGCTCGCCGCGGGTGGTTAGATTGTCAAGGTGTGGCGCGTTACCCTGCGCGGGGAATCACCTTCACTCAATCAGGGAGCGCGGCTGATGATCAGTGCCGCGTCACGGGCTTGAAGCCCGCCGCCTTGGGACGCGTCCCCGTGTCCCTCTTACAATTTTGATTATAGTCATACTGTTGCAGTATGTAAAGTTACAGTTTTTTAACGACAGCAGCAGATCATTAAGTTTTACTTAACCCCCGGCTGTTGGCTGATTTTTCGGTGATCACTGGCGCAGGCTCAGAGACTTCACGCGCCTATATAATGTAGAGATTTGATCAGATCGGCGGCGGCTTCTGTTTTGTATATATAGTAGGAAACACGGAAAAAAGCACGGGCTTTTATGGTGTTTTTTCCTTGAAAACTGTGGATAACTCATGTGGAAAACTTTTTTACGCGCCCGAAATTTGCGTTTTAAGGCGTTTTTTGTTTTGTTTTTTCTTTTGCTATGTGGATAACTCTAAACGCTGAAACCGTTGAAATTCCAATAGTTTCACGGTTTTGTTTCACGGTGAATATTGTATCTCTCATTTCAAGGTATCATGATACCTTGAGGCGAATATGCCTCTATACGGCTCATATTTGCGATTTAAGCGGTTTTTATATATCGCGTCAAGCTACAATATGGCTGATCTGAGCCTAAATTTAGGCTCTGAGCGGCTCAGATCGGCGCAGGCTGTCGCACTGGTGAAGGTGTCAAGCCTTGCCTTGTTGCGGTGAGTTCAGACCATTTCACATAACATTTACTTGACATGGTGTGAAATGCTTTCATAGAGTATATATAACAGATAGATAAACTCGGCACGGCATAGCACACCCAACACGACATAGTACGCACCGACCGACGGCGACGGAAGCAGGACGGGCGAACACAAGCGCACCGACCAACAGCGCACGACCTCCACCGCGGTCGGCAACACTTCCGACAATAAGGATTTACGGAATAGTTAAGCACTCCCCGCCAACAGTCGAAGCCTTACAAGCGTTGAAAAATGAAGGGATTGAGGAGAGGCGCGGGATAGGTAGGGGAGTGCGAAATCACGACCCGAACCGCCCCGACCGCATCACTCTCTTCTCTATATATATATAGATTGTATTCACAAAACGGAAAGCACCTCAAAAGTGTATTCACAAATCGAAAACCACCTGAAAACGGACACCTCAGACGGGGTGTCTTTTTTAATGCCTAACGGCAAGATAACAGACTATGTGGGCTTCCCCAAAGGGCAGAAATGGGGGAAGTATGCCCTGAAAAAAATTATAAAAAAATGGAAAAACGAGGGGTGCTTAATGGGGAGACCGAGTGCAGTCGAGACATACAACGCGATACTACAGACTGACTATTGCGAATACGTGATGCACGTACACAGAGGCGCATGGAAGAAGACACCGTTTCATCGGTTCTTGTGCGGATATGTACAGAACTTCGTTGAACGTGAGACGGACAAGCCTTACGAGATACTGGTGATCACGACACCGCCACAGCACGGGAAGTCACAGTCGATAACGGAGACGCTTCCGAGTTGGTACTTGGGGCGGCATCCTGACAGACACGTTATCGAGATCTCATATAATGAAGACTTTGCCATCAAGTTTGGTCGAAACAACAAGCGAAAAGTCGAGGAGTTCGGAGACGAGATATTCGGCATCCACGTAGCGAAAGACTCGAACAGAGCGGTCGAGTTTGAGATCGCGGAACACGGTGGCGGGATGATCAGCCGAGGCGTGGGAACTGGTGTTACTGGTCGTCCTGCGAATCTGATGATCATCGATGACCCTATCAAGAACAACAAAGAGGCATTCTCAAAGAGTCGCAGAGAACTGATATACGCCGAGTGGCTGATGTCATTCAAGACGCGTCTTGCACCGCACTCGAAAGTGATACTGATCATGACGCGGTGGCACGAAGACGACTTGGCAGGCAGGCTACTTGCGGAGGAAGAGAACATCAAGCTGTTACGCTTCCCTTGCGACTGCGAGGAAGAGAATGACCTCCTTGGTCGGCACATCGGCGATGCCCTTTGTCCTGAGATTGGCAAGGGAAACGCATGGCTTGAAGAGTACAAGAAGAGCCTTGTATCGAGAGAAGGCTCGATGACATGGAACGCCTTGTTCCAAGGTCGTCCTACGGCGATGGAAGGAAACATCATCGAGCGGGACTGGTGGGAATACTACGAAGAACTGCCGCCGATAAACACATGGGTAATGAGTGTTGACGCGGCATTCAAAGACGAAGACCAGTCCGACTTCGTAGCCATTCAGGTATGGGGCAAGAGCGGTGCTGACATCTACCTCGTGGACGCGGTGAAAAAGCATCTGTCGTTCCCTGACACGATAGTCGAGGTCAGACGCTTACGTGCCATGTACCCCGAATGCAAGACGACCCTGATAGAGGACAGAGCGAACGGTTCAGCCATTATCAGGATGCTCCGCTACGAGATGACTGGCGTGATCCCGATACAGCCTATCGGAAGCAAGATGGCGAGAGTTCAGGCGGTACTTGGTGCTATCGAGTCGGGCAACGTACATCTTCCGAAGCACAAGAGGTTTACTGGCGACTTCGTGGAGGAGTGCAGTGCGTTTCCTAACGCGGCACACGATGACCAAGTCGATGCTATGAGTCAGGCACTGAACCGACTGATATATCAGCGCGGCACATCACCGCAGAAAAAGAAGCAGAACTACTTTGAGAAGATGTTCCCCGAGTGGGCGAAAGCGCACGGCGAGAAGGGACACGGAAGGGTAAAGGTGATCTGAATGGTATACGCACTAATGGCGATGTCGTTCCTGATGCCGATATGCACGATAGCGGCATTCGTCATCGGCTACAACATCAACGCACAGAAGAAAATTCTGAAGCCGAAACCGAAGAAGAAGAAAGAGAAGACTGAAGACGAGATCATGCTTGAACGCATCGACAATGCGAGGGTATAGCACATGGCGACAATAGACATTTACGGAATTTGGGAACGCTACAACAAGTCCAAAAGCTACATGGACAAGAAGGGACTGCTCGTCAAGACGGAGAAATCGTGGCAGATGTACTGCGGAAAGCAGTGGGAAGCGGTCGAGGACAGCAAGGGCATGGAGAACCTTCCGATGCTGAACTTCATCAAGCCGACAGTCGATTACAAGGTATCGACCATCGCACAGCACTCCGTAACGGCACTGTTCTCCGACATGGGCGGCAGTGAGCCAGTACAGATAATGGACGGCATCAACCCTGACGGCTCTCCTGCTGTCAGAGAGATAACGGCAGACGAGACGATAGACAAGCTGAACACGCTCTTTGCTATCTCATGGGAGAAGGCGAAGATGAACCGCATCGCATGGAAGAACCTGAAACACTCATCCATCGAGGCAGACTCATACGTTTACTGGGGCGAGGGCGGTGACACACGCAAAACACCGCAGATAATCCACAACACGCAGATGCATCTTGGCGATGAGAACATCACCGAGATACAAGATCAGCCGTGGATCATCATCGAGGAGCGGCTTGAGCCTGCGCTCGTCAAAGAGAGAGCGAGGCTTGCGGGCGTAGCGAAGAAAGACATCGACCTTATACAGCCTGACAAGGAGATGGACACAACACTCCTTAATAAAGAGGAAGTAAAGGGCAAGATAACGAGCCTGCTGTACATGGAGAAAGACATCAAGACTGGCATCGTTTCGGTCGGCAGATGCACGAAGAATGTCATGTATCAGCCTATCAAACCGATACAGCAGTCAAAGGGCGGTGAGCTTTATCCGACAGGCCTGACGATGTATCCGATAGTCCCAATGATATGGCTCGAACTGCCGAACGATGCTCGTGGAGTATCGGAAGTAGAACAGCTGATACCGAATCAGCTTGAACTGAACAAGACACTCGCTCGTAGGTCTATCTCCATCAAGCAGACGGCATTTCCGAGGATCGCATATGACGACTCGCTTCTGTCGAACCCTGAAGACCTTGAGAAAGTCGGCGCGGCACTCAAGGTGAACGGAGGCGGTGCGCAGAGCATCGGCAACATCATCGCATATCTTGCACCGCAGGCTATGAGCGGAGACGCGAAACAGCTATCAGACGAACTTCTGAACGAGTCGAGAACACTTGCAGGAGCATCCGATGCACAGCTTGGTAACATCGACCTTTCGAGAGTATCGGGTACTGCGGCACAGACAATCAGAGACCAACAGCAAGTACCGCTGAACGAGCAAGTCTCCATGTATCAGGACTTCGTAGAGAACACGGCACTTCTGTGGTTCGAACTGTGGAAGGTCTACTACCCTGACGGAATCGAGATGGACGGAGTACAGATAACAGCGGAAGAGATAGAAGCTATCATGCCGAACGTAAGAGTCGATATCGCAGAAGACACGACACTTTCAAAGATGGCGACACAGCAGGAACTGACGAACCTCTTCAACAACGGCAAGATCAGCTTCGAGGAATATGCAGAGGCATACCCTGAACACGCATCTATACCGAAGGATGTACTTATCAGCATCGTTGACAGACGGAAGCAGATGCTTGCGCAGGGACAGACGCCAGTAGACGAGAACGGAAACCCGCTTGATCCGATGTCGGTCGGCGGTGGAGTAAATACGGGAGGGGCGAGTAGCGGATCGTATCAGAGCGTACAGTCCTCACTCGCGCAGTAACAATGGCAAAAGGAATAACAGCAACAGACTTAACAAAAGGCGTAAAGGGGATGTCGGCAACTACGATGCTTGGGAAGTTCGAGGACTTCCTGAAGCACGTTGAGTCGAACGGCTATGCTATCGTGCCGACCATCTCTGCATTCGCTGACTTCATAGAGAAACCGAGAGCGGATGTCCACGAATGGTTCAGACTGCATCCGACCGAATCGAAGCAGATGCGTGATATGTGCGCTGACACTATCGCTTCGGGCGCGATGCTTAAAAAGTACGTACCGAACGTGACGAACTTCGCTCTGAAGAACTGGTGCGGATGGGAAGAAGCACCGCAGAAGAAAAGTTCGAAAAGCCGTGAGACTGCCGATGAAAAGAAGGCAAGAGAGGCTATCGAAACATACGTATCGACCGAGAGGAAATTCAAGGTCGTATAACCACAACTTAATCAGAAAGGAATTGATGAGATGGACGAGAACTACAACGAAAGCGCAGAAATTCAGGAGGTCGCTGAACCTGAAACAGATGCTCTCGAAAGCGAAGAAACGCAGGAGGTCGCTGAAACTGCACCCGACACGGAGATTTCTGAAAGCACCGAACAACCGACACATCAGCGCAGTGATGCAGATGCCGCGTTTGCGGAGATGCGCAGACAGAATCAGGCACTGGAGAACGAGAAGCGTCAGATGATGGAGGCACTTCAGAGGTACTTTGACGGAGAGTCCGTAGAGGATTTAGTCATCAATGCCAATGCTTACGCAGAGCAGAGAGATCCTGAAGACTATAGGCAGGACTACGAAAGGGACAGAGAATACGAGGACTTAAAGGCTCGTTACGCATCCCTTGAGGACGAACTGCTGAACGCTCAGGTCGATAGGCTCATGCAGGAAGGCTTACGTGAGGTTCAGGCAATCGATCCGAACGTGAAGTCACTGGATGCTTTAGGAGAATCGTTCGCAAGACTCATTGCCAACGGAGTCCCTACCAAGGAAGCGTACTACGCATCCAAGGCAATGGAACTCAAGGAGAAGATACTCGCGCCTGATGCTATCGGCAGAGTATCCGACACGAAGACCGAGCGAGACTACTATACATCCGAAGAACTCGACAACTTGACCGATGAAGAGATGGATGCCAACTGGGATAAGGTCATGAGGTCGATGGGCAGGCTATAGTAACTAACTCAGCAGAAAGGAACAAACACAATGTCATATCAGAATTTCAAAGCAAAGATTTGGTCGAAGGCAATCGACAGAGACCTCGAAAGAGTATTCGTCTTCGCTGACGGAACAAATCAGTCATACAGCGGAGAGATCAAGGGACTGGGCGACACAGTCAGAATCAAGGGCGTAGGCAAGCCGACAGTAACAGAACACGACCTCATTAACGGAGATATCACTCTTTCAGCACCTGAGAAGGTAGCAGACACTTCCGTATCACTCGTAGTCGATAAGGCTGCTTACTTCAACTACGCAGTAGGCGACATCGACAAAGAGCAGGGCGCAGGCAACGTAATGGCAGTCCTGAACACAGAGTCTTCAGAGGAAGTGGCAAACAAAATTGACCTTCACATCGCTAACCTCGTACACCCTGATGTAAACACAGTAGGCGTACAGAGATATTCAAACAGCAACACCGTAATCGACAAGGACAACGTAATGTCCGTATTCGATGGTGTTCAGCAGAAGCTGTACGAGAACGATGTAAACCCTGCAACAGAGGTTGAGATCATTCTCCCACCGTGGCTGTACATGGTATTCCGTCAGGCATATCAGAAGGTCGATACCGACAACAGCAACTACCTGACAAACGGCAAGGTTGCTAAGTACGGCAACATGACCATCAAGATGTCCAACAACGTAGCACACAAGACCGTTTCTTCAAAGGAACACTACTACGTTCAGGTCAGAACAAAGAGAGCTATCGCAGTAGCAATGAGCGAGGCACACACCGAGGCTTACAGACCTGAAGCATCATTCGCAGATGCAGTCAAGGGATTCAAGCTGTACGGCGCAAAGATCGTTCGCCCGAAGGAACTCGTAATGCTCGAATGCTCCGCTAACTAATCTGCGGAACACGGCACGTTATAACTAAGCAATAGCAAAGGAGATATATAAATGGCAGATATCAGCAGAGGAGCAACTGCAAGCTCAACAGTATATCCAATCCTCAAACTCAATGAGGCAAAGGAAGTGACCGCAATCTCCAAGAGCGCGGCATTCACACTCGAACTTACTGGAGGCGACTACAAGACAGCTATCCTGATGAACAACGCAGGAAGCGCATCAGCTAACGTAGTCTTCTCCGTAGGCAACGGCATTCAGGGAGCAGGCTCAAATCTGACAGTTGCAGTAGGCGCAGGCAAAACAAAAGCAATCGTTCTTGACTCAGGCTACTGGAAGAATGTCAGCGGCACTGCAAAGGACGCTGTGACAATCACACCATCTGCAGCAGTCAGCTTCACAGTAGTGGAACTCCCACAGTAAGAAACATAGGAAACGGGGCAGATGGGGAAGTTCCTTGTCTGCCCCTATTTTCAAATGAGGTAAAGAGATGGCAATAACATACAAAGAAATCAAAGAAGCACTCGTAGACCTTGGCTTCGAGATAGACGATGAGGTCGAGAGCGAATATCACAGACTGAGGCTGAATGCTATCAATCGTTCGCTGAATGTACTGTGGTCAACTGTCATCCTGCCTAACATCAGCTACTTCGAAGGAACGGACGACATGGATGCAGATGACGGCATCACGTATTTCGAAGAGACCGAAAACAGCCCTGTCGAGGACGATGATACTACGAACCTCCCGAGGATACTTCTTCCGCTCCTTCAGCTTCAGTCGGCGCATTGGCTGTGGCTTGATGACGACCTCACGAAAGCGACTATCTATTGGAACGAGTATGACGACCTGAAGAATCAGATAATCGGCACGATAAGGTCGGCAAGGAAGGCAAAGATAATAGGAGGATTCTAATGGCACAGCAGAAACTACCGAATGTACCAAGTCCTCTGACAACTACATACTCCAACCTTCTTGGTGTTGACTTCCGTGCTGATCAGACAGAGGTAGAACGCAGGCGTTCGCCGATGATGGTCAACATGATATCCGACCTTGGTGGTAACCCTATCAAGCGTGACGGCTACCGAAGAGTGGCTGACCCATACGCAGGACTTGTCATCGCAAATTCCGAGACATACGGAGTCCGTACAGACAGCACTGGTATCGTAATTATTCCAGTGAGCATCGAAAACGGACGAGGCGTATTCGTTGAGGATGTATCAAGGGCGATAACCATACCAAGCTCATACCCACTCGGTTCTGTGCGTTCCGTATTCGGATATCAGCAGTACGTGTTCGTCATGACACGATATGGAGCGGTCAAAGCCGATGTCACGAAATATGCCGAGGGTGCAGATGCCTATGAGATAACTGGAACAAGGACAGCACTCATGTCAACTGGCTCTTTGGGAGCATCAGCACCGAGATGCCCTGAGATAGTACCGCTTTCCATTATCGGTCTGAAGCCTGATGCTACTGGCACAAAGGGTACTGTCCTGTACGGCAAGAACCTTATGAGCATCTATCAGACCTACAGTTATGCAGGGGACGGTACATCCAAAACCTACAAGATACCGCTCTACTCGAGAATGGGGAACTGGGCAAAGGTCGAGATCATGGATGCCAACGGCAACTGGACGACCAAAACGGCAGGCACGGACTACACTCTTGGCGAGGCATCGAGCGTGACAGCGGCAAGCCTTGACGGAACGACTACAGGGTCATTCAGCGTTGTTAATTCGACCATAACATTCACGACAGCACCACCGAGTCCTACATCGTCCATTGCAGGCGAAGACAACGTGCGTATAACTGTTGCCCCATTCAATATGGCAGACAGGGTAAAGGTAGACGACTCGATGGTTACCAAGGGGTACTACAACGAGAACTTCGCCAAACTGCTTGGAAGCAAAGCACAGTTCTCGTTTGAGTCAAGGCTGTTCCTGTCAGTAGTAGAGAAAACCTACTACTCGGAGATAAACAACCCGTTCCTGATACCTGACAACTACTGGTTCGGCGTGGATAACGAGATCATCGCATATCAGCGCATGGGCAGTAACCTTGTCATCATTACCAAGGACACGGGGAAGAACACTATCTTCCTTGCGAGTCAGGTTTCTGACAAGGCGACACTCGGAGATACGCAGACGGCAACATTCGCAGTGAAGCCGACAAGTGCAGGAGTCGGAGCGATAACTGGCGAGGTCGGCGGTGTACTGAACGATGAGCCGATATTCCTTGCGAGCACTGGCATATACGGACTGCTCACCAACTGGGCAAGCGAAAAGTATGCAGTCAACCGAAGCGGTCGAGTCAACAGGAAATTATGCAAG